ATGCTCATTTTAGGGCTAGAAAGTAAACTAGCTTCAAGATTAGCAAGCTCGTCTATTCGACTCTGTATTTCTTCATCCAAATTCTGTAGTTCATCAAGTAACTCTTTAGCCTTGTTCACTCTCTATCTCCTTTATGATATAATAATATTATTGAAAACGCTGTCGGGGTAGAGTGAATGCCTCGGCTTTTTTTATTTTAGTAGCTATTGAGCATCCTCATCACCTTTTCATAGCTTAGATGTACTTTTGCTCTTTCCTCCTCGTATCCGAATACTTTTGGAATTCTGAAATAAATGATTGTAGCGTTGTCATGTTGCTTGACAACTGAGAAAATGTGCTTGAGTAAGTCTTTTCTAAAAGCTATGTTAGGAAAAACCACAAGCTCTCGAGCTCCTATTCCTGTTGTAGTCACTTTATTTATTTGGCTACCTGTGTACGGATATTTTTTAGGTTTCATTCTTCATGCTCCAATTCCTCAATTAACCAATCAAGGTTCTTTCTAGCTTTTTTCAAATCTTCAAGACCGTTCTTTTTTTGGAATCTTAGTAGATACTTGATTGCGTTTCCCCAACACCATGCTGCCTTGCCTGGCAATTTGCCAATAAAGTTGTCAATCACTTCAATACTTTCAAGACCTTTTGAGCCTTGATAATGACTTGGTTTGTTTACGTTGTCAATTTGTTCTGGGTTCATTCTTCAACCTCCAAAAGCTCTGGATTTTCAAATTTATTTCCAATCACTTCAACGTGATAATAAGCTAGAAATAGTGGATGCCATTCTGAATTCCTTTCTTTCAATTCATCTACAAATCTGTAAATGAAACTTGCGTAAGAACCGTGCCATTTGATGACTGCTTTTCTACCTTTGTAATCAACTATATCCCCCTCAAAGATTTCTTTACCATTCTTGTCTTTGAGTCCTGTTGATTGCATGAGTTCGACATCCTCTGCATCACGTTTGAAAGTGATACCGTCACCAATAAAATCAAATTCACCGTTGAACCAATTAATCTCTTCCACTCCGTAAATTTCTTTATCTAGTTTATCCCACACTCTAAACTTTGGTATCATTTCAAATCTCCTTCTTTCACAAATGAACCGTTTACCATTTTTCCTTTTCGGTTCTTGATCTCGTTATAAGCCAGTTCGAAACATTCAGCAATAGACCATCCTTTCTGTTGGCAATAGATAGTCAGCACTACCAGAATATCCCCTACTGCATCTTTTCCGTCTGCTTCACGCTCTTTCAAATGCGCTTGTGCAAGTTCTCCCGCTTCTTCAAATAATTTCAACGCTTGCGCCGTGCTATTTTCCGGATTGTCCAATCCTCGTTCTTTTGCCCACTTTTCGACACGGTGCGCTAGTAATTCCATGTTTGCTGTCATAATTCGATATCATCTCCAATCTCTACTTTTTCAAATTTCTCTTCACTCACCACAAACACGTTCCTATTAACCGTGATAGTGAATAGCTTTCCGATTTTTCGTTTTTCCGTAACCTTGCCAGTAATCTGATATTTGCTATCAGCGTGATAAACTAGCAAGGGCTTCTGTGCTTCACGCTGCATGAATAGTAAGCACGTAGTAAGTAAGGCATAGCCGATTAAAAAGCGTTTCATTCTTCCATCTCCTGCTTTGGTTTAAAAGGCAATTCTTTTCTTGCTTCACTCATAATATGAGGATTGTCTGTTGGCAATGTTGCGAAGTATGTTCTCGACACTGCCGCTTGACAAAAAATCATTTCATCAAAAACTAGCTGACATAACTCCACTAAACACTCCTCAATATCAAAGACCTCGTTATCGTCTTCACTATCCATTTGTTCTTCATAAAATTCTGCAATTTCACAAGCTTTTCTGTACAACTTACCTGCAAAATCTCTTTTCATTTCTTCCATCACTATACCTCTTCAGCGTTTTTAAGAGTAAATCCAACTCCATACATTAACAGATAACTTTGAAGTCTTACAAAGTCTTCAATCAATTCCGCTTCTTGTACATCGTATTCGGCGATTTCATCCAAAAAATATTCTATGTCATCATGTTGCACACTGCCGTACTCTGTTCTAGTGTGATGCATTTCAACTTCATAACCATCTACATCAATTATGTAATGAATGCCATCTGCTGAATTTTCGTATCTGTAATCCTTGATAATCATCACTCCACCTCCTTACTTTTCAAGCTTTTCGATTTCACGTTCAACTAGTTCTTTACGTTTTTGTAATTCTTCTAGTTTTTGAACATCTAATGCTTTCTTGATGATTTCAAGTCGTTCAAGATCCATCTTAAATTTTTCTAAAGAGTCAACTTTACGAGCGTACTCTCTAAAATTATGCGCCCATTCCCATTCTTCCCAACCGAAGCAATTATTTAACTCTCGTGTTAAGTCGTTATATTTATTTCTTAAATAAATATTAACTTGACGTTGATAGAGTAATACGAATACTGCCATTACTAAAACCGACACACAAGCTAAGAACATTCCCCAAAACATCAAATCTTTCATTCCGTTACCTCCTCAATCTCAATCCCTGGGCAATCAAACACCCAACCAAATCCATCTTCTTCCAACTCTTTGCGGGTGTGTTTTGTTTTATACCCATATTTTTCAATTTCTGATGCAAAACAATATGTTTTGGATGATGAAGCTTTATTAAGATATTGACCATATCCATTTATTCCTTTCACCCTAACCGTATACTTTGGTTCTTTCTCGACCTCGTAGCCATCAAGCCATGCACGAGCGAATGTTTCTTGGTTAATTCCAGACCCAAAAAAATCTATTAGTCTTGAATGATCTTCTTGGTTTGCATAATTGTAAAAATCCACTTCTTCAATCATTAAGGCGCGGGCGAGGGATAAAAATGTATTTTTGCAATATTTAATCCAATCCGCCACAAACTGCGGTACTTTGACTATTTCTGGTTCGTCTAGTTGTTTTAAGTCTTTCAAAACTTTAGACGTATCAACCCTTCTGAAACAGTCATGGTTCAAACACTCGTATTTCTCAATCAATTCCTGTTTATTCATCTTTCAACTCCTTCAACTGTTCTTCGTATTCTTTCAGCTTTTTCTTCCACCTGTTTTTGAAATAAAGTGTTACGGTATAGCTCATAACCTTTCTCCTTTAGCTTACCTTGTGGTTTTCCAGGTCTCCGAATTCGTGGCCATGGTTTACAAAGTACGAACCAATCAGGATCGCATCAGCCTCGTCGTCTTTAACGTTCAGCTCGAAGTTCTCGGACACTTTAGCAATAGCTTGTAGCTTCATAGATTTTTTACTACGGTCTTTATAACTGAACTTCCAATACTTGCGCCAGGTCGACACGTTCACAAAATACACATTGTCAGCGACTAACCGTCCAAGGATAATCCCTGTCACAATTCCGATGCTAATCATAGATTGTTGATTAGGACCCATGACCGAGTTCTTCTCGACTACAATAGATTCAAACGGTCCTTCATAGCGTTGTAAGGCTCTTAATTGAATGGTTCTCAATTCTCCAGCCATGAAGCGCCCACGTTCAAAGAACGACTTACTTTTATGTTTTAAGACACCACTCTGGACAAGGTCTGAGCCTTCAAATAAGGCCCAGCCTGTCGCAGAAGTTGAAATGTCTAACGATAATGTCAGA